GCAACACTCAAGCGCTTCCGACTGATTTCTACAAGCTCAGGGGTATTGATGAACTCTTAGGTGGTGTGGATAATTATCTCCCATTAACCAAATGGATCTTTGGTGAACGTGGCACTGTAAACCGTATTACAGGATTGGGCCTCACTGGATATTTACGTCCACAGTACCGAGTCATGGGTGGAAATATTGAATTCCTGCCCGAAACCATCGCCACGGGGGACTACCGCCTTTGGTACATTCCTTTGTGTCAAGATATGGTTGTAGGGGTCGCGGGCACAGCCACAATTCAAGATCTTTTATACACAGCGGCCTCGGTTTATACTGATGGGAACCTCATCTCAATTACGTACACAGGTGGAGCTACCGCAGGAGCCGAAGTCGTCACGGTTGTGGGAAACGCGATTTCAGTACAAATTCAATCAGGGGTATCCACAGCCACTCAAGTTTTAACGGCCATTGAAGCTTCCGTTGATGCCACAGCTCTTGTTACTGTCTCTATCTCAGGTACGGCCGCCACAGCGCAAGTCACCCAAGCAGCTACGTTCTTAACAGGCTCTGTCATTCAAGTAGATGGGGACGATTTCAATGGATGGTCTGAATACGTGATCATTGACGCTGCCATTAAATGCTTAATCAAAGAAGAGTCGGATGTTCAAGTGCTCTTGATGCAAAAGAAACAAGTCTTGGATCGTATTGAAGCGATGGCTGCTAACAGAGATGCGGGAGAACCCGAAAGAGTCACAGACGTTTACGCAGGTTATCGTGATTGGCCTTGGGGATCTGATGGATATTAAACCTTTAAACTTTCGCAGGGTTGACCAGAAGTCACAAGAGACGTCCTTATTTCAAGACAATGTTGAACAAGTGATTCAACAAGCCAATGTGAATCAAAAGGTAATCTCAGACGCGATTGATTCGGACGTTGCCGCTCTTGAAGCCTTTGAGGCGACCTTTACCGAAGGCACTTTCTGGACGCCTACTGGAAGCTGGAGCGCGAATACAACCTACACAGGTTTTTATCAAAGAGTTCGAAATATAGGCAACTTTGCTGTTTACATAACGCTAGCCGGTGCACCCACAGCGGCTGTGCTAACCATTAATCTACCCGCAGGCCTAACCATAGATACATCTTACTTGCTAGCCACAAACCCAGGAATGATTTTTAAAAGCGCGGTGACGTTGAAAGACACCTCCGCTTCCTTTTGGCACTCTGGGGGAGTGTCGTACGCCACAACAACTACGGTTGAAATTGACGTCTACAGTACGCCTACCCTTTATTTACGTTTAACAGGCGTGACCAATTTAATACCTGTAACCTTTGCCAATACGGACTGGATCAAAATAGAATTTGAAGCCCCGATTTTAGAATGGAGATAATATGTCAACAACATCTAACATGAGTTTGATTCTACCTTCCGTGTCCTCAACCATTGGGCCACTCTGGGCTACGGAACTTAATACCGCCCTAACCTTGGTAGACTCGCACGACCACTCCTCTGGAAAAGGTGTGAAAGTCACCCCATCTGGTCTAAACATTAACGCAGATCTTTCCATGGTTTCCCATAATTTAACTTTGGTGCGAACGGTTGCGCTTGATTCACAAGCAGCCGCTTTAAGTTCAGCCGACATTCGTTCTGTTTATTCTGTACTAGGTGACTTGTATTGGAACAACGGAAGCGGAACAGCGGTACAGATCACTTCAGGCACCTCTGTTCAATCTTCAACTTCAACGATTGCAAGAGCCTTTGAACGTGTGGCGGTGAATGCCAATAAAACCATTTTAGCAGGGGATACTTATTCCTTTTTAGACACCGATACAGGATCATCCATCATCTACACCCTACCTGCGGCGAATGCTGTAGCGGCAGGACGATTCTATGAATTCAAAGACTCTACAGGAACGGCTGGAACCAACAATATTACAATTAACCGAGCAGGGGCCGATACCATTGATGGCGCAACTTCCGCTGTTATTAATCTTAACTACGGATCTACGCGCCTTACCTCCGACGGGGTCTCTAAATGGATGCTCGGTACTCTTCCTGAGGCGCAGCTCCTTAAAAACCTAACCTCTGTTAAAAATATAACCAATTGGGGCGCTACAGCGTGGACTCCAACGGGAACGTGGAACACGAACACTACTTATACAGGAATTTACAGACGTGTAGGGGATACGGGTCAATTTCGTGTGAAAGTTGCTCTTTCTGGTGTTCCAAACAACACAACGCTTTCGATCAACCTGCCCGCAGGTCACACCATTGATACAACCAAAATATTGGGAACAGACAACGGCAATCCACTTGGTCAATGTACGATTTTTGATGCCAGCGGAACGGATTATCTAACGGGTCCGGTAGTGTACGAAACGACAACAACCGTTGAGATTGACGGAAATGAAATTGATGGAGCATTCCTAGTATTTAACCAAGTCAATCGCATCGTTCCATTTACGTATGCTTCAGGGGACGCGCTTTACATTTATTTTGAAGCTCCAATTGTGGAATACGCATAATGAGTTTGCAAAAAACAACCATACCAATTCTCCTTACAGACGGTCTTGATCAGAAGACCGATGAGAAACTTGTATTGCCTTCTAAACTCTTAGAGTTAGAAAACGGAGTCTTTACCAAAGCAGGCCGAATCAATAAACGTAATGGGTATGACGTCCTAGACACTCGAATTGAAGACGGTGGGACAATCTCTAATGGTGAGGCGTTAGGGGTATTTAACGATGAACTGAATTTATATTCAGGTACAAATCTGTATTCTTACTCAGAGGCCACGACAAGCTGGAAAAATAAGGGGTATTTAACGGCTACAATCATCGAATCAACGCCTGTTGTAAGAAACTCTTACTCTCAAACCAATCCTACAACAGATTATCTAAGCGGCCTTACATGCACGGCATGGGAAGACTCAAGAGGCGGGGCAAGATATACCATTACGAATGTGGATGGGACCATCCTTGTTAATGACGGGCTCATTGATGCACTTGCCACAAACGTTTTTGTTGTCACCTTCCAAAACAACTTCTTTATCTTTTACACTCTCACCGCGGACACGTCCTTAAACTACAAATTAGTTTCTTTTGGCACCCCACTTACCTTAGGCGCTAAGGTGACTGTAACGACCAACATGAATGCGGTTCCTAACTTTGACTGTATTGCCATTGGTTCTAAAATCTTTGTGGCTTATTTCAATGTAGGAAATCAGATTCTCATTCGCACCATCGACAATCTTTTTGTGATCTCAAGCGCTACAACTTTAGCCAACTCAGCTTTAAATTGCCTTGGACTATGGACGGACGACTCACAAAATCTATGGTTAGGATTCTCCAACAACGTCAACGTATCGGTTGCGGCGTACAATTATAATATGGTTGCCATTTTAGCCACAACCACCATTGAAGCCATTGCTAATGCCAATAAGATCACCGGATTTACAACCGGAACAACGGCGAAAGTGTTTTATCAAATCACAGCGGCAGCGACCTACAATCATTATGTCAAAACCAATACGATCACACTGGCAGCAGCTATAGGAACAGCGGCGGATTTTCTTCGCTCTGTGGGCCTAGCCTCCAAAGCGTTTAAATACTCAAGCCTTGGGTATGTAAATCTTGTTCATGAATCAACTTTACAGGCGACCTACTTTACCGTTTCAGAATCCAACAATGTGGTCGCTAAGATTAATCCTCAAATTGGTGGAACATTAATCAGTGGAAATAACTTAACCACAGTGCCTACGCTTGATTCTACAACCTTTTTATTCCCCAATCAGATCAAGACTCAACTTGTTTCCGATACAGGTACAATCTACTCATTAACGGGTATTACGGGATCTACCATTAACTTTTCAAGTGAGAATAAGTTTCAGAATGTTCAATTGGGTCAGCTTTTAATTGGTGGAGGGGTAGTGGCCTCTTATGACGGAGCCCTGATTACAGAGCATGGTTTTCATTTTTACCCAGAAGATATTTCAAGTGTAACCACCACAACGACAGGATTTATTTCCCCTGGGACGTATCAGTATGTTGTGTGTTATGAATGGACCGACAATATGGGAGCGATTCATCGATCCGCCCCTTCGATTCCTGTCACTCAAGTGGTCCCCGCGGGAACAACCACCAACAAAAACACCTTAACCATTCCCACACTAAGAATTACACAAAAACAAAACGTTCGCCTTGTGGTGTATCGAACAGAAGCCGACGGAACGCAGTTTTATCAAGTTTCCTCGGTGGCCTCCCCAACGTTTAACTCTACCACCGCGGATTCAGTATCTTTTGCCGATACACTCGCGGACGCCTCTATCCTAGGCAACACGATTTTGTACACAACAGGGGGAGTCTTAGAAAACATCGCGCCTCCTGCGGCCTCTTTCATTGTCACCTACAAAAACCGTATTTTTCTCGCAGGATTGGAAGATAATTTGGACTTTTGGTATTCCAAGGTTAGACAAAAGAATGCTGCGGTTGAATTTTCTGACTTTTTGGTAGGAAGAGTCAACGCCGATGGTGGACCGATTACAGGTCTAGGCGTGATGGACAACTATGTCATTTTCTTTAAGGGATCATCGATTTACGCCATGAGTGGGGAAGGTCCAACCGCTCTAGGAACTCAGAATGACTTTCAAGAACCGATTTTGGTGACCTCGGATACTGGTTGTTCAAATCCAAACTCGATTTGTTCTACCCCCGACGGTCTTACATTTAAATCTCCGAAAGGAATTTATCTTTTGAGCCGATCTTTACAGGTCTCTTACATCGGTGCACCGGTTGAGAACAACAATGACAAGCTTTTAACGGCCTGCTCTCTTTTATCCAAAAAGAATCAAATCAGGTTTGTCACCAATGACGATACCGCGCTTGTCTACGATTACTATTTCGATCAATGGGGCACTTTTACCAATCACACCGCAGAAGACACAGCCATTTGGCAGGATAAGTTTGTATTTCTACGACCAAACGGTGAGGTGTGGGTTGAGGCCACGCACTTCAAAGACAATAACCTATTTATTCCAATGAAAATTACAACGGCTTGGATTGCTACCGCAGGTGTTAAAGGCTTCCAGAGAATCTATCGAATGGCCTTCTTAGGCGAATACAAATCCGCCCACAAGATGGACGTGTCCATTGGATATGACTACAATCCTTACTTTCAACAGGTGGGTCAGGTGAATGTGGACGAAAGATATGTCATCACAGCCTATGGAGAGGACTCTCCGTATGGGGCTGGAACTCCGTACGGTGGTGAATTCCCACTCTATCAATTTAAGACCCACATGACGCGGCAGAAATGTGAATCGGTTCGATTCTCTTTCACAGATAACCAATATTACTTATCGGACTTTGCCGAAGGATTTAATTTATGCACCATTGCTTTGGAATGTGGAGTGAAGGGTGCGATGGCGAAAATGCCTGCGAGCAATTCATTTTCAACAACGGCTGCATAATAGTTTTTGTAGTTTTGATAAATATGTATAAAATAAAAGCGAGGTAACCATGGGATTCGGTTCAATGTTTGGAAAAGTTGTTGGAAAAGCCGCAGGATGGGGCACAGGCATCACTCCAACCAAGAAATTATTCGGTTTGAATCCGCACGACCTTCCACCAGAGGCGTACGACAATCCTTTTTTCGCTGGAGATCGAGCTAAAGACATTGGAAGATCCAATTTCTATGACAAGCAATCTAGGGATGCTTTCGGTGATCTTTCACGTCAAGGCGATAGACTTAACGCTCAAGGCGCTGGATATAACCCACTGATTAACAAATTAAACGACATGCAAAACGGTGTGGGGCCTTCACTTGCGCAAATGCAATTGCAGCAAGGAACAAACAGAAACATTCAAAATCAAGCTGGCATTGCCGCGTCTAACCCTGGAATGAACCCTGCGATGGCGCAGCGTATGATGGGTCAGAACGTAGCAGGTTTAAACCAAGAGGCCGCAGGTCAAGCAGGTCAACTCAGACTTCAAGAACAAATGGACGCTATTGGTCAGTTACTCGCCGCACGTCAAGCTCAAGGGCAAACGTATGGAATGGCAGGGAACATGATGCAGAACCGTGCGAATATGGGCATGAGCGGGGGAATGAATTATCAAAACATGGCCGAGCAATTAGCCGAACAAGAACGCGCCGCTCAAATGGCGATGGCTAGTGGAAATCAAAACGCATATGAAACTGCGATGGGACGTAGACTTGGATTCTTATCTAAAGCAGGTCAGGGTCTAGCTGGAGCTGGTGGATAATGCTTAAAGAAGACCAAGCACAACAATTACTTTCTTTAGGTGCAATCACACCTGAGCAGGCAGCGCAATTAACCTCTCCTGATCCTACCCAAACGCTTGCGTATTTACCTGAGACTACGCCAGAACAACGCCTTGAATGGGACGCGCAGAATGCACTCGCTCAAGATCAAGCCGCACTCATCCCTCCAGGGGTTAATTCCCAATTAGCTTTTGAAAGACCAAATGCTTTTAAACAACCCACCCGTATGGATTTGATTAATAAGGCCAAAGAAATTTCACTCAATAAAAAAGCTGAAAAAGAGATCGCTTTACAAAACGATCCATCAAAAATAGCTATGCAAGAGGAAATGGCTGCGAAAGAAGCGGGCCTTTCGTACGATCCAATGAAAATTGCCCAACCCACTCAATTGGCTTCAGACCTTAATCCTGAAACGCCTACAAAAACCAAAGATCCTCTTGCTGGTATTTACTCAGCGTTTGACAAAGAGCAAAAGGCAAATTTAGAACTAGCCAAAACAGCCGAGAAACAAGCGCTTGCTGAATCCACATACATGGACACGATGGCTAAAGAGCAAGAACGCTTGATGGAAGAGAATCAGGCCCGTGAATTCACACGACAACAAAAACTTGATCAGCAAATGAGCATGCTCACTCAAAAACTAGATCAATATGACAAAAGCCCTGCGAATGTGGGGCAGATGTTTGCCAATAAGACCACAGGTGGGAAAATACTAGGAGCCATCGCTTTATTCTTAGGCTCTGCCCCAGACGGTACGGCCCAGAATTCTGCTTTACAGGTGATGCAGGCGTCTTTAGATGCAGATTTAAATAAACAACGTGCGGGTATTTCCGGTGCAAGAGGCGCGTACAATGATTTACTCAATACCTTCGGAGATCAACGACAAGCGGATGCAGGGGCACGACTTGCTTACTTAAACAACGCTCAACTCAAACTTAACCAAATCGCCTCTCAATACAAGGGAGAAATGGTTCAAAAAAACGCACAGCTTTTGAATTCTAAAATTGAACAACAAAAAGAAGCGGTCAAGATGCAGTTTGCACAAGCTTCCGGGCCTAAAGTGGCCAGTGCCGATCAAACCACAGGCTTGATTTATCAAAACGTTCCAAAAGAATTACAAAACAAAGCTATAGAAGAAAGTGGTTATTTGGAAGAACTAGAAACCGACAAGCAAGCCATCCGGGATGCGTTTTCTAAAATCAAAAAAACAAATCTTGCAGGCAACTTGAATCCTTTTTCTAAATCAGAAGCCGCAGAAGATGCAGCAAAGGCTATTATTCTACCAACAGTCATGAAAGCTATGGCCTCTCGCGGTGTTACGTCACCGGATGTCATGAAGTCTTTGAAAAAGCTTAAACCATCTGAATTAGATACAGAGGGTCAAATTGATGAAAAATTAAATCAAGTGCTTGCGATTCTAGACTCATCAGCCAAGCCTACCCCTATTTTAAATCGCTTTGGTGCTAAACCTAAAAACGTTGAACAAACCTTTGACTACACCCAGCGTAAAAAATAATGCCACGTATATTTGATCCAACCACTCGGGAAGAAATTCAACTACCTGAGGCGGAGTTAAACGAAGCGGTTGCCAGCGGTAAAGCCACCTTTGCTGCCAATGATTTAATCAATGTCATTGCACCGGACGGAAGTTCCGGAACGATCCCAGCGACCAAAATCAAAGACGCTATTACCCAAGGCGGGTTTAAGATTGAATCCCCTCTACAGCAAGCCGTACGAGAACACGTAGAGAAAAACGATACCCTTTCAGGTTCGGTCAAAGTCGGACTAGATCAATTTGCTAACCAGGCTCTCTTTGGAGTTCCAGGAATCATTGGAGATAAATACAAAAACCCACTTGAAAAACTAAAAGACGACGCGGTTAAAGATGATCATCAAATTGCGAATGCGATTGGTGGTGTGACAGGTTTCGGAGCCTCTTTATTTGCTGGCGGTCCACTCTTTAAAGGAGCTACCAAGGTAGGAACACTCGCTGAAAAAGCCGTTGCTTCAGGTCTAGCAGAAGTAGGCATTAAGCGAGGGGCACAAAACATTGCTGCCGATTTAGCCGCAAGGGTTGCTGAAAACGCTACACGATTGGGTGTTGAGTCCGCTATTTTATCTACCCCTCAAGCGGGAGCCCATTTAATCAATGGAGATCCTGAACTCGCCGCTGAGACTTTGATCTCTAACGGTGTACTAGGTCTTGGACTAGGCACATTGGGCGGAGTTTTATCCACAGGTGGTTCACGAATCACTAAAGCTTTTTCTAAAAGTGCTCTAGAGGGTGACGCGCTAAAAGCGGCCAATACACTAAACAAAGAAACCAGTAAAACAGATGACCTGGTATCTGTCCTCTCCAACAAAACACCAGAAGATATTGCTTATACAAAGACCAATATCAAACGTATGGAGGCCACTCCTTCAATGGATGAGGCCGCGGAAAAGTCCATTCCAAAGATGTTTAAAGAAGATTATGACAAATTCACAGAAATTGATTTGCCAGCTATTGAAAAGAAAGTCGAATCAGCACTTGAAAAATCGAAAGTAAAAATCAATACCAAAGAGATTTCAGATCAAATTGATAATATCGTGACACAAATCACAGAAGCTGAAGGACTTACTGAGCAAGGAGCTAAGGCTATTGATCGCCTTCAAAGATACAAAGAAAGACTTGTTCCCGTATCAGCAGAGGGTCTTCCACAGTATCGAGATATGACTGGGAAGCAGGTTCGTAAATATCTACAAGGCTTAAGAAAAGATAACTCAGCTTTTCGTAAACTCAACTCACCTACAGGAGGAGACTTTACTCTTCCAGAAACAGTTTTGATGGATTTGTCTGAAGGACTCTCTGGAAAACTTAAAGATAAAGTTGGACCTGAATTCAAAGAATTAATGAAAGATTATGCCGGAAAGGTAAAACTTTCGATTAATTTAGATAAACAATTGGGAGTCAACAACGCTTTTCAAAACAGAATTAAAAAACCCATTCAAGATAAGGCCCTTGGCGGATACTCTACAATTTCCTTTAATGACAAAACCAACAACTTTTATAGAAACATCGAAGACTTTTCAAAGATGGTAGGCAAAGACTATCCAACGATGATTAATGATCGTCTTGTGTATGCGAAGATGTTTCCAGAACGTGCTCTAAAAGGAGACGCTCCTACCTTAACCGCTAGAATTGCTGATCTTGCTGGGAAAGTAGACTTAGCTAAGCCACTTCAAACCGCAATGAATCTCGTTACCCCTTCCTCAGAAACTCTTTTACATTCCTATGTGACCAACGGCGGAATTATTAACGCGGCAACCCGTTCGATGGCAAAGATTAATAGAATTCCAGAAGCTCTCAATAATTTCATCTCTAAACGTATTCCTGTCACCCTAGAAGGCTCATCTGTTTCTGCGATTCAGAGATTTCTAGGAACGGAAACAAAATCACGGGAAGAGCAGATACAAGAACTCAATGAAAAATTAGGTGAGTTCAATGAGAATCCGGCCCTAGCCACAGAACACATGAGTAACACCACAAGACAAGTACCGGAGAATATTGCTGCTGCGGTGACCGCCAAAAACGTAGCCATCGCTCAATACCTAGGCTCACACATTCCTAAACCTCGCGCGATTCCTAATCCGTTTAATCAAAACAAATGGAAACCGTCGGATTCGGAGATCTCAAGATTTGAGAGACGTGTGCAGGCGGTAGAGAATCCTTTGTCCATTGTTGATCAACTTGAAACTGGAACTTTGTCGAAAGAAACGGTCGAAACCGTTCAGACTCTCTATCCAAAATTGTACGAGATGGTTCAGCAAAAAGTTGTTGAGTCCATGCAGAATCATAAAGGAACAATTCCCTACTCAGCTAGAATGAGATTATCTCTTTTAATGGGTGAGACGTTTGATAATTCTCTCAAGCCTGAAAACATTCGGATGATGCAGCAAAGATTCCAACAAAAACCTGTACAAGCTCCAAAATCTTCCGGTAATATGAACTTGCCTAGTTTGGAAACCCAAACGCAGCGACTTAGTTCAAAATAAGATATTTTTTCACATGAGACATTTCTAGGGGCTAAAACCCTTAACCTTACAAAGGAGACTCATGGCCATTCAGAAAAATATCATCGACCGCTTTCAAACCATCGCATCTGGAGATATGGGACAGGCAACTGTTACCTCAGCCTACAGTGACGTTCGATACCTAGACAACATCGGCATTCAAATTCAATGGACCTCAGCCAACGCTGTAGGGGTATTCACAATCGAATGCTCGGATAATTACAATCCAATTACAAATACAACCGGAACATGGGTTGCTTTGACGTTCTCCCCAGCTCTGACCGCTCCTGCCTCCAATAACGGGGAATTTCTAGTGAACGTGAATCAATGTCCTCACGCTTGGATTAGAGTTGTTTACACAAGAACCTCAGGAACCGGAACACTCAACGCTTGGGTACACGCTAAGGAAATTTAATGCCTCGCAAGAACGTCATCCCGACGACTCAGATTGCTACAAACCAATCTCTTGCAGCCTCGTTTAATTCCACCGCTGTTCCTATTCAATGGGAAGATAATATTTGTTTTGAGTGCGTTTGGACCACAGCCAATATTGTCGGAACGTTAAAAGTTCAAGGATCTCTCACAGGAACAAACTACGCAGATTTACGGGACTCAGGGGGAAACGTGATTCAATTCTCTATCGCTTCCGCCAATGACGTGGGAATCTTTGATCTGAATCAACTTTCATATGCTTACGTTCGTGTTGTTTTTACTAGGACATCGGGAACAAGCGGAACCATCAACATCTATGTGGGTGGGAAGATGGTATGACCCAATATGTTCGGTACCCTAAATTTGCCTTAGGCGCCTCAGGCGTAACCGCTGGCACGTACGGAAGCGCAAGCATTGTTCCTGTCCTTACGGTGAATAACCTTGGAATTCTCACAAGTGTTGTTAACACCCCTATTTCTATTTCTTATGTTCAAGTTCCTGATTTTAATTCGGGGGTAGATGTATGGTCGCAGGGGTTTCCTTATAAATATCCAGTGAGAGTATGTTCGACACAAAATGTCGATATCAATAGCGTATCCGTCATTGACGATATCACGTTGAATGAACAGGACCGTGTTCTTCTGGTTTATCAAAGCGATAAAAAAGAAAACGGGATTTATTTTTTTGAAGGGGGAAAACTTCAACGCGCACAAGATGCTGATAGTCATTTTGAACTTTGCGGTGTTTTTGTAACTGTCAAAGAGGGTCTTCGTTTCGGCGCAACCGCCTGGCACCTATCCTACAATGGCGCTGATTTTGTTCCTGGTGAAGTTGAGCTTTATTTTACAAAAGTAACTGCTGATAAAAACGTTTACAAAATGCCGTGTGATGTCGCAACCGTTAGTGATGAAACCATTCCAGATGGTCTTGCGGCTGGAATCGCCATTGATGGATACACATTAGAATTGGGCGATAGGGTTTTAGTTAGAGCGCAATCAGCTCTAAGAGAAAATGGAATTTATATCGTTACAGATAATGGTGGTGTTCCAGATCATGATTGGCAAACTTACTCTGAGGGATTAGGAGCTTTAGTATTTGTTAAAAACGGAACCACCTACCAAGATACGTGGTGGTTTTGTAGTGATTTTGCGGGCAATTTTGGATCTGATGACGTTACCTTTACGCAGTTTGGAGGCGGTACTCCCGCAGGGGCAGACACAAATATTCAGTTTAATGACGCCGGCGCGTTCGGTGGTGAAGACACTTGGACGTTTGATAAAACAACCAACACTGTCACATTAGGCATAGAGGCTGGACTGGGTACATTTACAGGCCCGGCCGCGACATTGGGCGGTATGGCCGGAGGATCTCTGCAAATTCAGGCTGGAGACGGAGCTGCCTCTGGTGGTGGTGTTGGTGGGTCGCTAACGATAAAAGCAGGCGATGCATTATCAGGCAATGATGACGGGGGTAATTTTTACCTAACGCCAGGGGCTAAAGACGGGGCAGGAAACGACGGTCAAGTTTATATTGAAGATCCAACCTCCAACAACTCAGCCGTATTTAACACTTCGTTATTGACTGGCGATCAAGAATTTACGTTTCCAGACGCTACAGGGACACTCGTTCTATCTGTAAACGGATCAACCCCTGATACAGCAGGGAACGTCACGGTAAGTTCTACGGGTGGAATTAGTTTAGGCCTTGCAAATATGGTAACTTTAGGAGCAACACTTTAAGGAGATTTTATGGCAGCGAACACAAATCCCATTTACGGAAGAACCGCAGACATCCAAGTTGGCGGGGCCATTATTGGAACGGCTGCAAACACTGCCACTGATGGAACCGGAGCCAACACATCACTGATTTATACAGCGGATGCTACCGAAGGATCGTATGTTTATTTGGTTAGATTAAAATCCGTTTCAACCATTGCTGCTACGGTTGTAAGACTTTGGGTGTGTACGGATACAGGAGTATTTACTCCTGGAACTACAAATACAGCGGCCAACACAACAATGATCGGTGAAATGACAATTGCAGCCTTTACAGCCTCAAACACCATAGCCTCCCCAGTGTATGAATTTCCTGTGAATATGCCTTTGAACGCCTCTTATAAACTATTGATGACATTCGGCACAAGTACAGGCGCGGCTACTACAGGTTTTAACCCTTTAACCATTGCGGCGAAATACTAATGTTTTGGAAAATACAATTCGACGGCGAGAAAACAGGTTTCGGATGGGTTCAATTCAATGAGGCGATGGAAGCAATCGGACTGTTTGAAGAAGACGGAACACCGATAGTCAATGAAGGGGTGGATTATCATCCGATTGAATTTGATACGACTCCGGAGTGGGCGTAAATGTGGCCACAGGTTCCAGTTCCTCAAACGGGTAAAGCCAATTGGCAGGTTTTTTACGCAGCTCAAAACGTAACAACCACTAATTCTTGGCAGTCTTATGAAGTTCCGTTTGGCACGTCCCAATTATTTATTTTAATGCTTGGTGCTGGCGGTGGTGGAGGAAAGGGCGCGGGCGGCGCGGCCACTGTAGCCTCAGGTGGTGGTGGAGCAGGCGGAATGTCTCGTTTGATTATTCCGACTATTTTTCTACCCAAAATACTTTATGTTCGGCCTGGAAGGGGTGGTGCGGGGGCAACAACAAGCGCTGCGGGATCTGCGGGGACGGCATCTTACCTTTCCGTTTTCCCCAATACAACAGGAGCGAATTTGATTCTTACTCAAGCTGGAGGAGGCGGAGGCGGTGGAGCAGCCACAAATACCGCAGGCGCTGCGGGGGTTATCTCTACAGCAGCAACCTCACCATTTACCGGACTTGGAACTTTTATTTCAATTGCAGGGCAAGCTGGTGGAGCTGGAGCTGCGGCGGCTAATGGTGGAGGATCTTCTGTAACTTTCGGTAACGTTGGAATTATTACTAGTGGTGGAACGGGCGGGGGTAATGGAACTGGAGCAGGAGCCCCAATTTTTGCTGGTGGATTTATGCCTGCCATAGCGGGTGGCGTGGGAACAACCGGAGGCGCAGGCGCAAATGGATTTGGACTTAATAAATTAATTCAGCTTTGCTTACAAAATAACACTTTTCCACCTTTCTTTTTTTCAGGAGGCACTGGAGGTGGTGGTCACGGCGTAGGGGCTTCGGGTGCCGGTGGTCATGCAGGTTACGGAGGCGGAGGTGGTGGTGGAGGAAACTCTTCGGGCGTTGGCGGAACCTCAGGTAACGGTGGTAACGGTGGCGGTGGTTTAGTTGTTATTGGAGCTTTTTAAGCGATGAGATTAAATCAATATAGTTTTGTGAAAGACAAAATCAGAACTCTTTCCAGACTCGATCCAGAAGAGGCCCAGCGTAAACTCAAAGCCATCAGTTTAGTCATTCCTAAATTTATAACGTGTGAGGCAGGCAAAAGAATTCGTCGTGGCACTTTACAAGAGCTTATCTTTAAAACACTTCGTTTAAGAAAAACAAACGCAAACATTTACTTACTTAAATCAGTCCTTGTCGCTCAAGGGTTTGAAGAAATACTTATTCAGGGGAAAAGATATTATGCTGGCCCTCCTGGACCTAAAAAAAGCAGAAAGAGAAAATCCTATTTCCAATCTTTTTCCCAAAATTCAGAGGACTTTCTAGCTTCCACAGACTCGGCTTGATCTTCCCACCACGTATCCACTTTTTCAACGGGGGTTAATTTAACCTCTGGAACGTGGGGTTTGAATAAGTAGTTATAACAGAATCTCCATGGGTATAACCATGAGTCGGCACAGTGATTCGCACACGCGGAATGTTCCTGACGATCCTTCTTAGGGTCCCAAATGAGTTCCTTCCACTCTTTAATCAAAGGCTCATTCTTGCCTTTTACAATCTTGACATACCCTTGAATCATTTCACTATTCAAAATCTCAATAAAATCAGCTTTACCTTGTTTTTCGGCCGCTTGTAATTCAGGCAGTCCTAGACGTTTTCGCATGGTCTCAACAGCTTGTTTATTCGATCCGTCGATCACTGTACGCCAAAAAGGATATTTACCTTTCAGTTCTGTGATGGTCGCGGCTACTTCAAATAGATCCATGCCTTTTTTCTTGAAGGACTCAACCCCATAGAGTTCTCGAATGTCTTCATTCCAAGCTAGGACGGAAAAAGCAGTATCATCCTCGTATCCTAAATCGACTCCTAACGCGTAATTCCACGGCTTGTCCGTGATAGGTAGAGCATCGACGAAATTTCTTTCCTCATTAAATTTGTAAACAAGGGCGGACAGGTCTACAACCCACTCGTTCAAATACATCTGACGAAACCAAGGCGTCTCAACCACCAACGGATTCAAACGAATCATTTCGTCAATCTCGGCTTGGAACTTCTCTTTCATGTACGGGTTGTCCAGTGCAGACCATTTATGAACCGACCAGCCTGGTTCTTTACCGTTGGTAACTTCATAAAAAAAAGAATTGATGTTGTTGGTCGGCATCCCTGTAAAAAGAATATCTCCGCCATAGTCAATCGTAGATGGTTTTAAAACGGAATAGATCAGTTCTCTTGCGTCAATATGAAAGGCTCCCCCTTCATCCACAACCACCCGCTTATACTTCTGACCAAAGAGTTTAGACTTCTCTTTTTCGTTCGCATCCACCCCTGTGTAATAAATCACAGACCTGTTGGGTAAAATGGTTTTTAAGGGAGTTTCTAAAAAGCGACATCCCAGCTTTAACTTATCATCCAAAGGCACCATAATATCTTTAATCATGATGTTTCGGGCACTTTCCGTTGTTAACCCAAGATAGAGGCAGGAAACGCCTGGTTGACTTAAGGCGGCTTGAAATAGAGCCCTTCCGTCTCCGCTACTTTTACCAGCACGACGTGTACATTGGGCTGCTTTTAACCGTGACGGGTCATTGATGAATGAGGTTTGTTTAGGAAAGTTCTGATCGATCAGGTTTAAGGTCTTGGCATGTGACAAAACCCTCTGCCTAAATCTCTTCTCTAAACTCATTTCAAATAAACAACATTAGAAAGCGGCACCAAAGACTTTTGACCCGATTTTATCGATGTGACCTCTACAAAAGGAATTTTAGATACTTCGATAAGTTTAATGTCATACTTATCGTCCTTAAAGAACTTTTCTTCTTGATCCACCAAAACACTATTGATCACTTTTAAGCTTTTCATCATTCTCCATTTCGTTAAGTAATTTAGCTTGTTTTTCAATCTCACTGATTTTCATCAAAAGACTGTTGCGGTCGTTTTCTAGAACCACAATTCGATAAATCGTGTTTCCAAGTTGGGAACATAATTGACTATACTGTTGATTGAGTTCATCTATCTTAGCCATGGGTTATACGTTAGCCTCCATTTGTTTTTAAGTTTAGTAAAGGCAAAACCTGCAAACGTACAAACCATCGGGTTATTCCCATCCTTGATTTGATCTTTGAGCTTTGTGCCAATACCAAGTCGTTGAAACGTCTGTTTAACCAGAATATAATGCACAATGACAGGGTCTTTTTTCTCATACACGATATATCCGTAGACATGTTCAGGATCTTCCTCAGAACACGCCACAATCACATGACTTTTTTCCAAAATACTGGTGAGAATCTTTTTAAACTTCTCAAAGTACATCGTATTGGTCATTTTATCTTCTTCATGTCTGTAGGACGTAAGCCAGGACGCATAGATAAAAGGGATGTCCGACTCAAGAGGCGTTCTCATGTCAAACTTCACTTGATTTCCCTCTTCATCTCTTCAACGGTTTTCTTAGCTAACGCGTCGATGTCTTCAGGGGTTAAATTGGAGAAGTCTTCAATAGGATCGGGGTTTTCTTTGGATTGTTTTTCAATCACAGAAAGGGTTTTGGCAATTTGGGTCAGTGGCCAAATATCGGCGTTTTCAATGGTGTCTTGCTCTTCAAAGTCATCCAGCTTTCGATTCATCAGCGCAATGGCTTTGTTGATAGAATTTTTGACGTCGTACTCGCTCATAATTAATTGTCTTATTGAAAATAATAATTTACAATTTTTTCACGGGTTACTCAAGCTTTTCAAGGGGAAAAAATGTCAGACTTTAAAAATCCATCTACAGATTCTTCAAGTTCAACGCCGACCTTACTTTCAGGGGCAATCACAGCCAACTGGACCACCAACACAACGCTATCTCAGAAACTATATCTTCAAAACGGAAACTGGATGTACGGCACACTTAAAGTGGCGTTATCTGGCCAACCAGACAACGTACAGCTCACCATTAACTTAACCTCAACCGGTTACAAATTAGATCCCCAATATTCAGGAACTATTTCTATCGTATGTACATCCCATTGTTTCGACACAAGCGTTCCTAATGCTTATCAAGTCGCAGGATGTAAAGTTGCAGCATCTGACGTCTCCATAGAATTTTACACACAGTCTGTAAACCCTGTAGGTTCTGCGTTAGTATTACAAAACCCAGTCAACAGAACCGCACCAATGACCTGGGCTACCGGCGACTACATGATCGTAACCTTTGGTATGTTTGTGGTGTCTGTGTGATTAAACGTTAACGATCTGAAAAAAATGTGGGAGCATCATCAATGTCGAGAATCTGGTTGAAATTATGGACGCGCTACGAACCCTATACACCCTTGACGAATTTAATGATGAGATAGAGTTATGTTAGATAATCATGATTCAAAAAGATTTTGGTCCAAGGTTGATAAATCTAAAGGTCCGCTAGGTTGTTGGATATGGACTGGAACGATTTTAAATACCAAATACGGTCAATTTTCTTTTAAAAAAACTCGTGATTTAGCTCATAGAATCTCTTTTCAAAATATGTATGGAGATTTGATTCATGAAAAACCTTTTATTTGTCATAAATGCGACAATCCAACTTGCGTGAATCCGATTCATCTTTTCGTGGGCACACCTAAAGAAAACTCAAAAGATATGAAAGTTAAAGGCCGCTCTGTTTCTCAATTTGGAGAAACAAATGGAATGGCAATTCTAAAAGAATATGATGTTCTACATATAAAGCATCTTCTTAAACATGGAGTGATGGGTACTTTTATAGCTAAAATGTATAAAGTTAACAAATGCACTATTTACAGCATAAAAAATGGTGAGAACTGGAAACATCTAACTTGAAAACAAAGGTATGGGAATGGCTAGAATACCAAGAGGCCGTTAAAAAAGGTGAGGTTAGAGAAGCCGACCTATCCAACGGTATTAAGTATCATTTGGCTATTTTATGTCCTGATTGTGGTGCTAAACTATGGCGAGGTACGGTGTATAAAGGTAAATTTTCTTTAGGAGAAGAAAACGACGTTGTATGTCGTAACTGTCATTTTACCGATAAGCGGGAGATGGGTCTTGAATGAGCCGAAAGAGAAATGGAGCGATGAATTTTGGCCAACGGAGATAAGGATAAAGAAGGGCAAGCTGGTGGCTACTTTAAAGCCAACGGCCTCGAACACTACACCTTCTCGCCGAAAACGATTATTAGTTGGGGTGTACTTTCTGGCCTTGTTGGTCTTTTCATTGCTTCCAT